TTATCTGCACAATTAACTCAATTTCCAATGCACCATACAGATAAAGAATTAGTAAAAGAATTTAATACTATATTCTGGGGATATTGTTATAAACAATATGCAGATCAGTTTGATATATTAAAAACACTTGAAAACCATCACTCATATGCAATAAAAATACAAAAAACAAAACCAGGACAAGGTTATCATATTTGGCATGGAGAAGTACAAGGCAAATGGTCTTCTAATCGTTTACTAACATGGACTGTGTATCTTAATGATGAGTTTGAAGCAGGTGAAACAGAGTTTCTTTATCAACAATATAGATACAAACCACAAAAAGGCGACTGCATTATATTCCCTGCAGCTTACACACATACACATAGAGGAAACCCACCAATAGGTGGAGACAAATATATTATAACAGGATGGATTGAATACTAATATGACACCACATGAAGAACTAGTAGCACATGAAAGACTTTGTGCAGAACGTTACGCTACAATACATAAACGTTTAGATCGTATTGAAGGTATGATTGCTAAACTTATATGGACTATACTAGCAGCTCTTATTGGTGCTTTACTTGCAGTAGTATCTAATGCTAACGCTGAAACTAGAACTATTATTGAACAACGAGGTATGCCAGTACCTACAGCTATAGCTCCTTCTATATCAGCATACTCACAAGACTTATGTGTAGTACCTGTTACAGGTGCAATATCTGGTGGTATTATATCTGTAGCAGGGGGTACTGCTGTTGAAGATGATGGATGCCAAAGACGTAAATATGCTAAGGTATTAAATGATCTTGGTCTTAAAGTAGCTGCCGTATCTGTAATGTGTGAAGATATTAAAGTATGGAATGCTATGGAGTTATCAGGTAGTCCCTGCCCTATTGGTGGAGCTACTGGAGTAGCTGCTAGATCTGCTTGGTATGATTTATACCCTAAACGATTTGAGGATTTATATGGCAAGAACTTTGTTCTGGTTATTCCTCTTAACATGGAGTAATGCAAATGCTTGGTACTGTACGTATACACCTGACTCAAATGGTTACATGGATGAAGAGTCATTGGCTTGTTATGACATTGAAGAAGAAGTGGCAATCCGTGATTACTGGTGTGTCAGCTATATGCCAGACGATCCAATCTGTGGTAGCTATTCCACTTGCGTGGACCAAACTGAACAAAGATCAATTAGCTGCACAGATCCTTTCACTGAAGGCATTGTCAACGAAGCTCGTTACTACACTTGCTCGAGTGATAGTTGGACTGATTGGATACAAACTTCGTCAAGTTGTACTCCCCTTCCTCAAACGTGTTTTGAAAGTAATGAAGAAAGGCAAGTAAGTTGCGAACCTGGTTACGATGGCTTGATATTGGAACAAAGATTGACAACATGCTCGACACCTTACTCGGACCCACTGAGCTCTGGGTGGCTACAAGTATCGAACACGTGCAGTCTAAAAGCAACAGATCCTACAAGTATAGAAAGCCCATTGAATCCTGCATCACCTATAAATACATCGGAGCCAACATCCGTAAATGTAACGACACAGAATGTAGAACCTGTGCCACTGGAACAGAACCCTGTAGAGCAGGAAGCAGCGATGCCACAAGCAGAAGTTCAATCAGAAAAAAAGCAAGAATCAGAGCCAGAGCCTCAAGCTCCAAAGACAAAAGAGAACGAGGAAGTAGTGCCAGGGTTTGGAGTCGTGCTTATGTTGAAAACTTTGGAACAATCGAATAACATTTATACTCAACCTTTAGAAGACTATATAGGAACTACTGATGACTACGCAAAAGAACAAAACCTTCTCTTTGACTTTATCCAATCAGATGATATTGGGGATCGTTTTAACAGTATTGCCCGTCATCGGTGGTATCAGTTACATGGGAATCACCCTTTACAACGATATGGTCTCGGTAATTAATTCATACGATGAATCTAAAATTAAAGAGATAGAACTTAAATTAAATAGTCAACAAGGTCGTATTATAGAAATTATGGAACGTGCTATAACTACTCAAGAAAAAGCTAGTGATGCTTTAGCTTTAGCAAGAGAAGTAGCTGCTGAGTCTAGAGGTAATCAAAGAGAAGTAGAAGCTACATTAATGAGTGTACGTTCAGAAGTAAATGCTAACTTAGATGGTTTACGTGCAGAGATGAAAGCCTTACGTAAAGCTTCTACTAACCCACTGGAGTATTAATATGCTAGGATTATTACAACACTTAATTCCAATAGCACTTGGCTTTGTTGCTAAGTTAACAGCTATTAAATCAGCACAAGCACATGAACAACAGAAGATGATGATGGCTCAGTTTACTGCTAAATCAAATCAAATAGATAAAGCACGTGAGCAATCAATGCAAGAGTCTCCATTTGCTGCATGGAATAGACGTATACTTATATTAGTTATATTATCTTTAGTAGCTATATATCCACTAGCAGGAATCTTTGGTGTTGATACAGTAGTTAGATCTACATCAGAAGGTTTTAGTTTTCTAGGTTTATTTAGTATTGGTGGTGGAGAAACATTTACAACAATTAAAGGTCTTTATAAGTTTGATGAGATCTTTCAATGGGCTACTATGATTGTAGAGTTTTACTTTGGTGGACAATTAGCTAAACCTAATTAATGAAGTACTTACTTATAGCATTATTATTAACTAGCTGTGCTACTAAGAAACCAATAGTAATTGTAGAAGAAGTAACTATAAATGAAATTGAATATGCAAGAGAGGTAAGAGAATGGCAAAGGACCCAAGACTAGAACGAGCAGGTGTATCAGGTTATAATAAACCTAAGAAGACTCCTGGTCATCCTACTAAATCACATGTTGTTGTAGCTAAAGAAGGGGATAAGGTAAAGCTTATTCGCTTTGGTCAACAAGGTAAAAAAGGTGCAGGAGCTAATCCTACTACAGAAAAAGAAAAGAATAGACAGAAATCTTTTAAAGCTAGGCATGCTAAGAATATAGCTAAAGGTAAAATGTCAGCAGCCTATTGGGCAGATAAGGTGAAATGGTAATGAGTTTAGTAGAAAATATAAACAAAAGAAAAAAAGCAGGTACTAGCAGAAGTAAAAAGAAATCTACTATTAGTGCTAAAGCATATAAAGATATGCAAAATAACTGGGGTAAAAAGAAAAAGAAATAATGCCACTTAAAAAAGGTACATCTAAAAAAACTATATCTGCTAATATTAGAAAAGAAATTAAAGCAGGTAAGCCTCAGAAACAAGCAGTGGCTATTGCATTATCTAAAGCAGGTAAATCTAAAAAGAGAAAATAATGAGTCAGATTGACCAAATCAGAGAGGCAGCAGAAGCAGACCTGTTGACCTTTATACGACTAGTAGCACCTCATTTAATGGTAGGTGCAGTACATGAAGAGTTAATATCTTGGTGGCAAAGGCAAGGTGCTAAAGAAAACCAACTAGTGTTACTTCCTCGTGGACACATGAAGTCAAAGTTAATAGCTTATCGTACAGCATGGTGGTTAACTAAGCATCCTGAAACTACTATACTATATGTATCAGCTACAGCAGACTTAGCAGAGAAACAACTCTATGCTATTAAACAGATTATAGATAGTCCTATCTATCGTAGATACTGGAAAGATATGATCCATGAAGAGGAAGGTAAAAGAGAAAAATGGGCAGTAGCTGAAATAGCTGTTGATCATCCACAAAGAAAGCTAGAGGGTATTCGTGATGCTAGTGTCAAAGCTGTTGGTCTTACTAGTAATACTACTGGCTTTCATGCCGATGTTGTGGTACTTGATGATATTGTTGTGCCAGGTAATGCGTATACAGAAGATGGTAGAGAAAAAGTTTCCTCGGCTTACTCGCAACTTGCTTCTATTGAAAACCCTGGAGCTTTTGAGTGGGTTGTTGGTACTCGTTATCATCCTAGAGATATATACGATACTATGGTAAACATGAAAGAACAGATCTATAATGACGAAGGTGAATTAGAATCTGAAGAAAATGTTTATGAATTATTTCAAAGAGTCGTAGAAACTAATGGTGAGTTTCTTTGGGCTAAACAAAAAAGATCTGATGGTAAATCATTTGGCTTTGATGCTAAAGAGTTAGCAAGAATTAAAGCTAAGTATGTAGATGTTACACAGTTTTACTCTCAGTATTATAATGATCCTAATAACTCAGAAGCAGCTAACATAGACAATGATAACTTTCAATACTTTGATAGAGCTGTATTACAGAATCGAGAAGGAGACTGGTACATTAGAGATCGTAAGTTAAATGTTTTTGCAGCTATTGACTTTGCTTTCTCACTACGTAAACAAGCTGATAGTACAGCTTTAGTTGTAGTAGGTGTAGATCATCAAGCTAACTATTATGTATTAGACATAGATAGATTTAAGACAGATCGTATTGTAGATTACTATGATCATATTCTTAGAGCTTGGGAGAAGTGGGGTTTTAGAAAACTAAGAGCTGAGGTTACAGTGGCTCAACAAACTATTGTAAAAGAACTTAAAGATAGTTATCTTAAACCTAATGGTATTCCATTAGTCATTGATGAGTATAGACCTACTAGACACTTAGGAGATAAGAGACAACGTATTAATGCTACACTCGAACCTAAGTATCACAATCAACAAATGTGGCATTACAAAGGTGGTAATTGTCAAGTACTAGAAGAAGAACTTTCACAGGTACATCCACCTCATGATGACGTTAAAGATGCACTAGCAAACGCTATAGCTATCTCTGTAGTACCTAGACAAAGAAGTAATGGAGTTAGTATGATGTCTTCTAATGTTTTAACACACTCTCGTTTTGGGGGAGTATCTTACTAAGGAATATATATGGCAGG